GTGCTGGATGCTATTAACGAAGAACTAAACGAAGCCCCTTGGGATGTGAGTTTTTTGGCAGGTGTTAGTGCATCCGCCGCCCTACGTGCTGCTGCTGATGGGTGCGACCCCGACTGGTTAGCGCTGACCGTTCTTCACCACCTACACTCTATTGCCGACGAACTGGAGGCGCAATGACTGAAGAAATGGATTACCGCACCGCATACCTTGAAATTGCGCAAGTCATGTGCAGTCGATTTCCCGCCTGTGAAATTACCACAGTAGACATGGTACGCATGTTGGCATTTGAAAATGACACACTGCGCATAGCATTAAAACTTCCACTTGCTAATCAAGTTTTATCTGCCACTGAAAATGAACCATATTCATAGCAGCACCATAAAAGCCGTATGACATTATGAAAGTAAAAGTTGTTAGTGATTTGCATTTGGAATGCTGTGATTACGGACATGGCATTCCCAACCTTGGAGCAGGCAATATTCTTATCCTTGGAGGAGATATTCTTTGCGCCAGGCACTACAAAAAACAAAGTCCTTTCCTCGAAATTTATAACAATTTTCTAAGTAAATGTATCAAAAGTTTTGACCATGTTCTATATGTAGCCGGTAACCATGAAGCCTATGGTTACACTTACGAGAAAACATGGGATACATTAAAAGAATGCCTGCCTTCGTCAATACACTTGCTGGAAAATAACTCAGTCAAAATAAACGACTGGATTTTTATTGGCGCAACGCTATGGGCTGATTTTCGCAACGAAAATCCATTAGTAATGGGAGAAGCGGCTCAATGCATGAACGACTATAGCTCCATCCGCATTGGCAATAGCTATCGCAAATTAAAGCCAACTGATACGCTAAACTTCCACAAGCAATCAAAAGATTTTTTTACAAAAGAAATAGAAAAATATAAAAACTCAAAAATCTGGATGGTCACTCATCATGGACCATCCTACCAGTCGGTTCACAAAAAATATAACAATCTTTCTATTAACGGTGCCTACGTCAGTGATTTAGACAATTTCATTTTAAACCATCCTCAAATTAAATATTGGAGCCATGGTCATACTCACGAAAGTTTTGATTACAAGATTGGCGATTGTCGAATAGTTTGCAATCCTCGTGGATATTACAATGGATACAATTCAAGCGATCTCAACCCAAACTTCACCACCAATCTTGAAATCATTTTAGACGATTAAAGCACTAGAACATGTCATCAATGGCTACCGTATCATCAATAGCCACCATGTCATCAATAGCTACCACATCTTCAAATACTACATCTTCTTGCTTGTAGTCCCAAGACTGATACATCCTGGTCTTCTCTCCATTGAGACCATCCACGAAGCTGCTGGTAATAAGACCTTGCCTTCTGGCCACTTCTAGCATCTTGCCTGTGCCCGCAATGTCATAGCTACCAACGCATGCCGCCGCTTGATGCTTAGAAAAGCGCTCATGCTTGCGCATGTGAATAGCATTTACAACCTTGTCCAATTCCTCTAATGTTCCACCTATTGGCCCAGCATATTCCCAGCCATAGTTCAAAGCATCACGACGCAGCACATGCTTACCTGTGAGGCCACTTCGACTTTTCAGCCATTCCAAGTTGAATTTATTGCTATCAAATTCATTGTCTGATTTAGAAAGCTTAACCACTTCGCTCACGTTATCTACAAAGCTCGTGGAATCCCTTAATCCGCCACTCTTGTTTAAATGGTGAAGAATAAGGATGGAGCATTTGTAGTTATTAGCCAGATCGCGTAGCCCATATATTACATCACCAGCATTACTTCTTACCAAATCTACATCCATGCCAGCAAGGCACGCGGTAAGACTATCAATGGTAATAAACAATGGCCGATGTTTTTTCACATAATCCTCTAATTGCTTCATGTGGGCAAATCGCCAAGTTTCCCAGAAATTGATAGTGCCTGGTCCCAGTCCAGCGTCTTCATATCCAATAACACCAAGCTTTTCACTGGTATCAACTAAAGGCTCGTCACTTTGAATGATCAAGCTTTTACCTTGCATGCATCGCCTGCCACTCCAAGGTGTGCCAAGTGCTACATGCAATGCCCAGTTGTAAGCAATCGTGCTCTTGCCTTCCCCTCCAGAAGCAGCAAGCAGCATCACGCTACCAAGAGGCATTATGCCTGCAATTAACCATTCCCTAGCCTTGTCAGAGCCAGCAATGGCAAGAGCATCAATGGTTTCCATCTCCTCTCGGCCATAAATACGACCCTTCACTTCATCAATGATTTTCTCAATAGTTTGCTGGTTTAACTTCATCGCACGTTGCTCTAGCCATGCACTTGTTTCAAACGCAATACGAGCATCGTTTGCGTAGAGCCCCACAAAGTTCTCAACGGCAGCAATGATCTCCTCATAAGCTGGCTTGCCATCTTGATTTTTATGGCGATTTTTGGAAACAATGGAAGCAAGCAGTTCGTCTTTCGTAACACCTTCTTCAATGTAATCCGCAAGGTCGTAACCATTGCCAGATGGTAAATTATCCCACTCCCATGACTTTGGATCAGCATATAACCAACTGGCGCCAGGGTTATCATTTTCAATTTCAGCCATGAAAGCTACACCTTGGTCATCGCGATCAGGGGCTAAGACAATCTTCTGTCCCTTGAAAAGCTGACCATAATCACCATTAGTTCTGTATTGCTTGCTTCCTCCCAAGAAGGTGACAGAAGGTAAACCAATATCCCATACTGCGTTGCAAGTTAACTCACCCTCAACAATAATGATTGGCAGCCCTGTTTCATGGCTTGTTTTTATTGCCTCTTCATACCTGTAAGGCAGAATATTTGCCTTTACTTCTTGCAGTTGAGTTTTGTGATTGGTGGCATTGGGTTCAATGGTGGGGAAATCTTGCCAAATACGTTTGCTACCCCCTGCGTCGTCACGATTAACAATTACAACCTTTTCTTGCTTATTGTTGTAGTAATGAAACTGATGGCGACCAGTTGCCCTTGATGGCTTTTCCCATCGAACCAATGGGGCCAATATATTGCGGATGTCAGCCCGGTGAGCGGCACTAGGGTCATGCCAGCAGTTGTAGCCTCCTGTGGCCTTGTTGACGGTGAAATCATTACCTCCGCACGCTGGGCAGACAAACTTCCCAGTTTCGTTGCTGGGCTCCAACTGCTCCAGGTGGTCAAGGATTGAAAAAGACATGGGGGCCAGAAGGGCTGAACCATCATGGCATCTTTGCTGGCCCGTTGCAATGACTGGCCTCTATAAGGAATCCTGATGGTCTGCAGCATTGTCAGCCAGCATGATGGGCCTATAGTCAGAGTGCACCAACGGAGGCCATGCCCAAAGCTCACTACGATGGCGGCAAGCAACGTCGTCATTTCACTCTGTCCAGTCAGGTTTACGATCACCTGTCCAATCTGGCTACAGAAGCTCAACTCAGCCGCTCTGAAACTGTTGAGCGAATATTGCGCTCGACAGGCATTGAATATGGCAACATCGTCTCCGATGATGTCTGGCCTGAAATCATCGATCACACTACTCCCTTACCCCCTCGCCCATTGTCATCATGAATCTGTCTGAGTTCACCAAAATTTGCAATCAAGCGCTAGAGCTTCATGGGGATATTCCAGTGTTGCTCTGCTACGAAGAATCAGCGATGGAGGAAGGATACAAAGAGACCGAGACAGAAGGTGTTAGTGATGTCAGGCTTGTAGAAGACTGGCCATTACCAGGATCAAGCTTAGTTGTAGATGAAGCCGAAAAGCCAAAAAGATTTATTATTTTTTACGATAATCATTACAAGCTTGACTCCGCTCACCTTTCTTCCTTCTGATAATGACATCTTCTTCTCTTGAAACACCGGTTGACATGATGTTGACCGAGCGGGCACTAGGTATTTTCCTGCCATTGGAAATATCTTCTGATGCTTTCACAAAGGCTTACGAACTTCCTATTGGGGAACATGTCGAAAAGAACTACAAGGGCCTTTCTTATCTTTCCTGGCCGTTTGCTTTTCGCTACCTCAAAGAACACTTTCCTTCTGTATATGTGGCATTTGAAGAACGCGAACAAGGTTGGCCGGTATTTGGCCAAGATGGTTGTTGGCTTTTGAGGCCATATCTAACAGATGGACAAAAGCGCACTACAGCGCTGGTCTTTCCCTTGATGGACAACAAGCACAATGCATTGGCAAAGCTTGATGCTCGTGCTGTCAGTGACAACATTCAACGTGCAAGCGTTAAATGCATTGCCACTTTTACTGGTCTTGGATTAAAACTGTATTCAGGGGAAGACATCCCCAGGAGCGACGATGATGCGACAGTTGCACCCAAATTCTCGCCTTCTCAGGAAGCAACGAAGCCTGCTCCGAGGGCAAGCACGAAAGCAGCGCCAACTCCAGCAAATGTATCTACTGCTGGAGCAACGGAAGCTGTTGCCGCCAATGCTACCGCCGAGTTCGATGGCAAAGCAGCGCTTCTTGGATTCTGTAAGGCCAACCCCCTTGGGAAGCCTGATGAAAGAGCCAGCATGATGCTAGGTAAAAATGCCTTGCAAAATCTTGGATTGTCCAAGGGAGAGGACATCAAGGATGCTGAAATGTTTGCCAATGTGATCAGCACCCTGGTCACTTCATGGACCAAAGATGAAGGCATCAAGATGACAAAGGCTGCAATGGAAAAAGAGATTGATGACTTGCGAAGTGCCTGCTTGCAAGGAAATGCAATTGAATGGACAAAGGATTATGTGACAAGAAAAAAGTAAGCAGGGCTGCAGCCATGCTCGCGAAAACTTTTGCGGGCATGGTTGTATGTAACAAAGACGGATCTTTATTTGATGGCCCTTTATGACTTCATTCGAGCACTTCCATCCACAGCGCATTAGCCTCAACGGAAAACGACACTATCAATGTCTTGATTTTCCAAATGTGCCAAATGGCATGCTTTTGCCTTCTGTTACTACTTTTCTGTCTGCCCTAGCACCAGCGTCCAAAATTATGGCGCTAATGAATTGGCGAAAGAAAGTAGGAAATGAGGAGGCAAATCGTCGAACTAGGCTTGCGGCCAATCGGGGCACTTGGCTTCATGCCGTGCTGGAAGATTGGTTTGGTGAAGAAGACATTGAGCACCACCTTGAAAAGGCTCCTGACTGGCAGCCATATTTCAAAGCAGCAGAACCCTTCCTTGCAGGAGTGGAGAAGCCGTTGCTAGTGGAAAGTGCTGTGTCATGGTTCAATGCTGATCTGGGCATAGGGTTTAGTGGCACTTTAGATATGGTGGCAGAAATGACCAATGGAACCGTTGCATTGGTCGATTGGAAGACCAGCTTTAAAGAAAAGCCAGACTATCAATTGGCGGATTACAAGCGTCAATTAGGCGCTTATTCCATGGCAGCATCTCAGATGTATCAACAGGCCGTGGACGAAGCTTGGTGCGTGATAGCCTGTTACGACCCAGAAAACAAAGAAAGTGAGCCAGTCCTCCAACTGGTTCACCTTGATGGCTTTGAGCTGGTCTGCCAGCAGCGAATCGTCGAAGACATGGTGAAGAGATATTTCATGGAGCACTACCCAGGCGGCAAGGCATTTGCGCTTACCGTCGATAAAGGGTAAACTTAGCAAGCCCAACCGGGCACCAACCATCACCCCCTAGGGAAACACCATGGCTAACAAGCCGCCCATCACTGCCTCCATTGACCTCACCCTTGACGTGCTCAAGGCCCTGAAGGAAGCAGGTCCAAACGAACGAGGAAACTACAGTCTCGACATGGCCGTTTGGGAAAACACTAAACGATCGTCCGATCGAGCACCAGGATACACAGGCTCCGTCAAGGTTAAAGGCCAGCGCGATGGCGCAAAAGGCTATGCCAGTGTCTGGGTGAATGAAGCCTCTGAAGATGCGTTCTGATGGGAAGCTTTCTTTGCGATAAGCAAATACAAAAGCTTGCCGAGCAAGATGTATTTTTGCCTTTTGTCGGAGAGAAGCAACGCACGCTTGACTATGGGGTGAAGGCCATTTCTTTTGGCCTTTCCCAGGCAGGCTACGATATTCGCTTGTCCCCGGAGGAGTTGTTAGTTTTCAATGGAGCCAACAATGCCAATGCCGTGCTTGACCCCAAGTTAAGCGACCCTACTCTTTGTTATGCAGCGCCAAGAGTTTTGAATGGCAGCACCTTCTTTGTCCTTCCTCCTCATAGCTTTGGCCTTGGCGTTAGTCTTGAGCTAATTTCCATGCCAGACGATGTATTTGCCATTGCTCAAGGCAAATCCACCTATGCCAGGTGTGGCTTGATTACTAACATCACGCCAATCGAACCCGGATGGAGCGGTCATTTGACTATTTGTCTTGTCAATCCAACTGGATTTTCAATGCGCATCTACGCAAATGAAGGCATTGCTCAAGTGATGCTTTACCGCTTAGACGAAGAAGTGGATAGGCCTTACACTGGATCCTATCAAAACCAAGGTGCTAAGGTAAGACAAGCCATGGTCTGAACATTGAGCGCTCTTGAAGACGATTTCCTTGGCCTTTGGCAAGCCCATCATCCACAGTTAATTCTTGAGCGAGAATTTTCTGATATTGATGCATGGGAAAGAAATTTTCAAGAGCGCTATCTAAAAAGCAAACGATCCAAGAGATACCGATTGGATTTCGCTCATCCACAAAGTCGTACAGGTATTGAAATACAAGGCGGAGTTTATATTCGTGGTCGCCATGTAACTGGCTCAGGCTATGAGCGTGACTGTCAAAAGTATAATCTTGCTTACACCAGTCAATGGACAATCTTTCTTCTCACTTCTACCATGGCCAAAGAAACTGCTTGGCTTTCTTTGGTTGCCGAACATATTGTTGCACAGTCTCTGCGGCTTCGTTAAGGATTTCATCAGCAGCACGCAAGTCAAGCTCTTTCTGTGCTAAGGCTTGACGAAGCTGAATGTTTTCAAGCATTATGCTTTGAAAAGCTGTTTGCATTGATGCCCAGCCTTCCAGCAATTGCTTTGACGCAGTCTTAAGTTGTGACAAACTAGAACACTCATCAATTGCACGACGATTTACCGTCATTGCAAATTCTCGTTCTGCAGAATGTTGAAATGGGCCCATAATGCCATGAACTGTCTTGCCATTGTAAACCATTTCCATTGCGATGCCGAAGCTCATGAATCAATTCTCGTTTGTCGTTAGGCTAAGACATCGGGACGGACGCAACAGCTTTGTTAAGGTCGTGGACAAAGGCGAAATCACCGCAAACACTGGTTCGGAAAGCCCTAAGATATTGCATCCATCCAGCAAAAAGCATAGAATGCGGCGGTTGCCTCGGGATTATGCATGGAGCATTGGTGAACGAGTGGCGCTGGTTGCCTTCACGGCAGCCGGACTGGTTCCGACAAGCATTCTGGGAGACTTCCAAGGTTTCGCTTGCCTCAATGGAAGAAAAAAAGCTGTTGTCACTTGGGACCAAGAAGATTCTTCCGTCTCTGATACAGTGGCAATTCAACGCATCCGTCCCATTTCCTTTATTCCCTCATGATCACCCCTGAAGCCAAGTCAGTGGCACAAGCATTGGGCAGTTTTGCTGGCACAGCGCTTGGCCTATTTGCTATTTATTGCTTGCGTGCGTATTTGCTTGGCATTTGCTGCGCAATGCTTTTCCCATCGTTGGTCTTAAGTTTTTGGCAATGGATGCTAATAGCATTCACTTTTCGCATTCTAATTGGCCCTTTGAGCATTCAAGATGACAAGTAACGAATGCCGCCCTCTAGGCGGACACAGCTATCTTGCTTTGATAGATTCAATGGGAAATAGTCTTTCCATTGTAAATGATGCCAGGCAAAGCTTTGATAAAGAAAGTACAGAATGGACCAACCAAGATGGCAGGCTTCTTCGCTATCTAGCCGATCATCATCACACATCACCATTTAGAGGAGTGGTTTTCAAGTGGCGGGTGAAGGCTCCATTGTTTGTTGCTAGGCAATGGTGGAAGCATACAGTGGCTTCTAGTTATGTTGATGATCAACTGGGTTGGAACGAAAAAAGCTTTCGCTATTGCTCCGCCGAGGATGCACAGTTCTACATGCCCGGGCAATTCTTGGCACAAGCAGAAAGCAACCGTCAAGCGTCTGGAGGGCCCCTTCCCTCGGGAACCCAGCAGAGTGCCAAGATTGAATGGTCAAAGGCGCTGGGGGCGGCCACAGCGGCCTATGCCGAGCTTCTGCTGATGGGAGTGAGCAAGGAGCAGGCGCGAGCCGTTCTCCCTGCTGCACTTTATACTAGCTTCACCTGGACATGCTCTTTGCAAGCACTGTTGCATTTCATCAGTCTTCGCAGAAAGGATGGCGCTCAAGGAGAGATCATTGCCTATGCCAATGCATTAATTGAACTGGGCTCACCAGTGGCCCCTGAGGCCTTTGAAGCTTTTGCTGCAAACAACTATCAATTCTGAACCATGCACGACATTATCAACAATCCCCAGCACTACACAGATCGCCGGTTTGAAGTGATCGAAGTGATTGAAGACGCAATTGAAAAAGCATCTGATCCAGTGCTTGGAAATTGTCAGTCTCAAGTGTTGCGCTATATCCTGCGCATGTGGGACAAAGATACGCCATTGCAAAATGCAAAAAAAGCACAATGGTATCTATCAAGATTAATTGACAAGCTTGAAGATCGGCTTGAAGATCGACAGGAAAAGCCTTTTAGGCTTGGCTAAAAAGCAGAACAATCTCCTTTGTTCAAGCAAGCTAATGAAGGCGGCCAAGCTATAGCCAGGCTTGGATGTTCATGCACTGGCAACACTCGCTGCTGCTGTTCCATCCATTCCTCCCAAGACCCAATGGCGCTATGAGCACTAACAAAACTATTGCTATGCACCCAAGACAATAACGCCTGCTCCCTTTCCATGGTCCAAAACTTTTGCGGGCGCCACCATTCAAAAACTGGCAGACTTCCCTTCGCTGCATTGCATGACAAACATGCAGGAGCATTGTTCCATTTGGAAAAATGTGGCCCACCTTTGCTTTTAGGTATGATGTGGTCAATGGTTAATTTCTCGTTCCATTCTCCACAGTAAGCACAAACACATTGCCCTAAAAATCCTTTTTTGGGATAGTCTTCAAAAATACTTTTACGAAATCTACGTTTTGCTTCGCCAGGGCGCAATTCAGAAAGAGAATACAGAAGGAAATCGGCTTCGTTTCCCTTTCCCATGGCAATAATGCATTGTCACTGCATCAAGCCTAGTCGCAAATCGACAAGGTCGCGCAAAAAGCTAGAATGGAAAAAATCCTCTTGCTAATCCATGGAAAAGTGGCAGAATGCATTGGCTAATTTGGCAGTGAGTATTACTGCTGGCATGCTTCTGGCCACAGGTGGCATGATGATGAGCATTGGCAATCAACAAGTGAAGATTACAACGCAAGTAGAGAATATTGCAGAAAAACTTGATGCCCTCACCGAAAACATAAAGAGCCTTGAAGCTCGTGTGCGCTCTTTGGAAATTCGGCGCTAGGATTTAGTGGACCCTTTTGTTGATGGCCATGACTGGAGTCGAATGGTTTGTTGTGGGCGGCATCATCATTGCCTCCCTGGATCAAGTGATTCAGCATACACCCTGGAAAAGCAATAACGTCATCCAGCTTGTGCTGACTGGCCTCAAGGCAATTTTTCGAGTGAAGGGCTGATGGCAGCCAATGAACAATTCTGGAACGAGTGCTTCTCTATTGCTCGGCAATGTGGTGCTCGCTTTCCAGAACTTGTGGCTGCGCAATGCTGCCTGGAAAGCGGCTTTGGACAACATGTGTCTGGCCGTAATAATTTTCTTGGCCTAAAAGGCAGTGGATCCAACGTATCCACGCAAGAATGGTACGATGGTCAATGGGTGAATATTACTGATGGCTTCATCGACTTTCCTAGCCTGGCTGCTTGCATAGAATATTTAGTCACAAGATGGTACAAAGACTACCATCAATTTAGGGGTATTAACAATGCTCCGAATCGCTACGCTGCAGCTCGCATGCTGAAGGATCAGTCTTATGCCACTGATCCAGACTATCCGGCAAAGCTTTCGCGATTAATGAAACAATACTCTCCCCAGTCTTCCCTTCCAATGATTGGACCAGCTAAGCGCCCCCAGGATTTTGGTTTCAAGAAAGGTGATTCTCACCTTATCGTCAACGACATTAGCGAAACCATGAAGGCCTTTTCTTATGAAGGCAAGCTCCTATGGGAAATCCCTTGCTTGGCCCGTGGACAGCACAGCGACCTTGAATTTAAATTAACCAATTCTGACACGCCTCCTGGTTTGTATAAAATTGGGCAAGTTTATAAAGATTACGAAAGCGTTGGAAATGCTCCTAGCTATGATCGCACCCTAATGTCGTATGGATGGTATAGCTTTGACTTGGTGGAGCTAGAAAATCAAGAGAACAAGCATGGCAGGGCCGGAATTATGATTCATGGTGGTGGATCAGCATGTGGCTGGCCTGGTGCATGGGCACCCAATCAACAACTATTTTCGACTTATGGTTGTGTACGTTGCAAAAATATTGATCTAAAAGATAAAATTCTTCCACTAACCAAAACGGGCACAGTATTTGTAAGTGTTTTTCAAGAGGGATGAACAAGCAAGTCTGGTTCAATGCGCTTTGTTACGAGGCTGGCCTATGGGCAGTGCAACAATGGCCCTCATTGGCCTTTAATCCATGGTTCAAGAGGCTCATGGAACATTGCAGGCTCGACTGGGCAGAATGGAAGACCATAGCCGTCATGGAGGCTGTAGACCGTCAAACAGCGCCATTGGTAGAGCAATGGGACAAGGAAGAAAAGCTTGCCAAGGCAGAAAAGCTTGCCGAAAAGGCTCAGGAACTCTTTCCAATGGCTACAATTACAGCATTGCCGGATGCCATTGTCCCGTCAGTCATAATTGTTCACAATGCTTCAGAGGAGGCCAGTGATGCAATTAAAGCCCTTGGCGCAGAACTTCGCATTACATGGCAACTTCCCAATACAAAGTAAATCCAATTTCACAATGGAAATCATAATTGGCCTTGCTCTGTTCTCCGCTGGCATCGCATTAACTAGTCGTCTATATTGTCAGTTGGTCCATCCATATCGATCGCCTTGCGAGGTTGCATCTCTACGTCACATCGACAAATAATATCGCATGGTTCCAATTAAACGACTTCCACCCAGCCAATCATTCCAAGGGCCTGAGCGTTTACTCCACTATCTACTGCCAGCCTGGTAGGGAAGATTTTGCTTCGTTCTTCGCAGTACAGTATCTCCAGATGCTGTAGAAACAGTCATTGCCACGCTACTTTCATTAGTCAAGAAAGTAGATGTACCACCGCCAACCAAGCTATCAAACCATTGGTCTGGACGCTTGTCATAGCGCATCGTGCTATCAAAAAGCGTAAAAGGAAAGCTTATCCTCGCTCTCCCAAAGGCATCAACGGCTCCACTGTCTGGCCCTTTTGACAGAATCCGCCCACGGTGATCGGCTTCAATGTGAGTCTCAAACTGCACACCACCAGCAACAATCTGTCCCATGGGCCTTCCTTTCTTAACTTATTATAATGATTTATTTACCACCTTGCCCTCTCATGGGTTTTTTACCCTTACGTCGTGGACGTGAATTTTGTCCTTGACCAATGGAAGTAGTCTTTGGGCGTGAGATGACAACATGCTTAGCGCTAGCTGCGCCGGTTTTGCTTTTGACTGCCATTGGTCAATGGGAAAGAAATAGTTTAACGCTTTTCTTTTTTGACTACCAACGTTCTAGTAATATGCTCAATCACGGTCCAACTCAGAGTCCAAATCCTGCTGAGGTGAAGCCATTATTAAAAGAGACCACATCATTAGAAGGTACGCTGACAGAGACAGGATTCCAATTGCTGTAATCATGGCTAGTGATGTAAGCCGCCAGTTCGGCGGTGGTGGCAGTAGCAACGATAGCATCCTCCTTGGTATTGCTCAATGATCGAATTTCTGCTCGACGATCAAGAACGGCTTGCGGCACTGGCTTTCCTGAACTGGGATCGTTCAGTCGTTCGATGAACCAGCCAGTATCTGCAAGCATGGTGCCTGCTGTTTGCTTGGTCTGCGCTACCCACTGCTCAACGAGTTGCTGGTGGTCCTTGGGTAGATTTGGGCTCCAGTAAAAGCGCTGGTCGTACCAGGCGGGTTCGGACTGCTCCGTGATCCCTATAGCAGCCCGATCCTCGGGGCTAGATAGTCGTAGCCAGTTAGCTGGGTACTGGATGCCAGTCGTGGGATCAGTAAAACAATTGTCAGTGCTAAGGGGTTTACCGTCAAAAATGAACATTGGCCATAAAATGGTTCTTGCAGTAGTCTACTGCATGTCCGACCGAGACTACCATGGCAAAAACCTTGCAAGAAACCTGGCTGGAATTCAAAACCGAGCGTAGTGCAACGGTTCACCCAACGACACTAGCGGCAGATTACAAGCAGGTGGGGCTGTGGCTCGAACGGTGTCCCATCACGGAACTGACAGCAGGTCGTCAAGTTATGTCATGGGTGCTTACACAGCAACCAGTCAAAGCCAGTCGTCGTGTGGCCATGTATGTAAAATCTTTATATAGATGGGCAGCCAGTGAAGACATTGCATATTTGAATAAAAATCCAATTAGTACATTCCGAATGCCGAAACCGCCACAGTCGGACGACGAAATCATTGTTATACCCAAAAATGAAATATCAATCCTACTTGCAGCACTAGAAGGTAAACAATCGCGCAGTGGTGCCAGGTGGTCTTTGTATGCAGAAGTGATGCTTCAGACAGCCATGAGGACTGGAGAGGTCAGGGCAATGCAATGGACAGATATTGCTGATGACAAAGTGCTTGTCCACTCTAATTACACACTCACCCATGGGCTGAAAAATTCAACAAAAACAAACAAAAAGCGGTTTGTTCCGCTAAATGCAAGGTGCATGGAGGCCATCAACAAGCTTGAACACAGCAGTAATTTTATTTTTCCTTACAACCGATATGCATTCCAAAGTTTTTTCTATGATCGTGCAACGGAATTACACCAAGCAGGAATCACCACCCATCGCTACAGGCCTTACGACCTAAGGCATACTGCGATCAGCCGATGGATTGAAGCAGGTATTCCAGTGGCGCAAGTTGCAAAATGGGCTGGAAATAGCACCGAAGTAATCTTCAAGCATTACTGCAATGTTACCCAGGATTATGAGATGCCAGTGTTGTAGGGGTTCAGACTACTGGCCCTCCAGTTCGTCGGCGATGGCAAGGAGATCCCTCTCAAGACAATAAGGATGGCTTTTGGCCATGGTTACACCAAGGGTTTTTGTAATTTTTTGTTTTTTTGTGAATTTGACGGCAGCACGTAGGGCGGCAGCGGCAATTTCATTAACATTCTCTAGGCAGAAGTCTCCAGTGGGAACTGTTGCTGCATCCAGCACGGATTGAGCCGCAGGGGAAAGGTCATCCATTGGGCAATGCCTCCAGTTCGTCGGCGATGGCGCGGAATTCGGCGCGAACATCGTGTCTTGTGGAGCCTGGTAGGCCGGTGCGATGCCACGGTTTCTGTTCTGGCACCACTTGATCCGCAGCAACGAGAAGAGCAGCAGCAACCATTTTGCAAACCACTGGTTCAAACGCTGGACCTGAATGTTGCATAGCAGCATCTAGTACAGATTGAGCGGCGGGAGAAAGTTCAGTCATAGTGCCTCCAGTTCGTCGGCGATGGCGCGGAATTTGGAAACAACCACCACTGACTCCGTTTCTGGATAGTCGGGGTGGTAGTTCCATTCAATCTTGCACTGATCAGCAGCAGCCCGCAGGGCGGCGGCAATGCACTGCCGGTAGACGGGATCGTTAATCACGTTGGGGTTGCCCATCGTGCCTGCTGTCATCACAGCCTGCGCGGCGGGGGATAGGTCAGTCATTGGTGGTTTCAGAAATGGGTTGGTACTGCGGCAGCCATTGGCCTTGTTTGTCGGTGAAACCAGCCTCATACAGGAACTGCTTAGCGGCGGTGGCATCACCGGCCATAGCACGTTCCATCAGGGTTGGAGCCTCTAGCGCGGCGGCTAGGTCTTCAAGGGTGTTGGTTGGAACGGCATAGAACGATTCCATGTCGCCGTACTGGGAATCGGTGTCGGCTAGGTGGCGCAGCACTGCCGCGATGCCATGACGGACGCTAAAGCCCCCGTAGAAACTGGCAGCTTGCTCAAACTCGTCAACTAGGCGTTGGGCGCGAGAGTCGCTAGTCATGGGGCCTCGGGGATGTATAGGGCGTTGGCGGGGAGCCAGTGGGTGTGAGCGGATGGATCAGGCACGCACAGGCAGTAGTGAA